TCAATTATTTCTTGAGCAGCATTAGCACCTGAGCCAAATAAATTTGAACCAGATAAATTTGTGGTGTCTGCTGCAATAGTTTTTTCTTGTAGTTGTATAGTCCAAAGATTTAATCCTCTATTTGCCCATTCTGCTAATAAAAGATTAAGAGAACGACGTGCGGTTTTTAAATCATAGCCACTACGAATTTGTAAACCGCATCGTTCAAATGCTTCCTCTGCTATATCATCTATAGAGAGGTCAAATGTTGCTGTTGAAGCGTAAGTTGGCATCTATTTTTTTGCTTTTTTCTTTTTAGCACCCATTAGACCGCCACCACGTTTCTTAACAACTTTTTTCTTTTTGCCTTTCATTACGCCGCCGCCCATCATTTTTTCCATCATTGCGCCGCCTCCACGTTTTTTAACAACTGGCTTACCGCCTCTTTTCATTGCTTGTTTCTTTTTACCCATCATGTTGACCTCCGAATATTCGTTTATAGGTTTTTTGTCTTGATACTACAACGTCTTGATAGTACCCTCTAGGCCACAACTTATAGTAACCAGATTTGTGCAGTTTATCAGAAGCTTCCTGTAATTGCGAGAACTTTTGTACAAGCATCATAGAATAAGCTAGATCACTTTCAACTATAGGCATTTCTCCAGTTGGTGTTACCAAAAACTCTTGTTCTTCTTCATTAGCTGGATTTTTAGGATGAAATCCCATAAAAAATATATCTTTTTTGTTATACCATTCATTGTAAGAATCTATTATTTCTTGATACTCATCAAGTGAGTAATTAAAATAAGGATCACAAAATATTAATATTTCATGAACTTTAAAATCTAATTGTTTTATATGTTCGTTTAATTCTGCTTTATATTGTTTATATTTTCTTTTTACTTCAATAATAACTTTGTTATCATTCCATGTTTTTTTAGCAAAAGGACATGCTGGAAAACCACCTAAATGTTTATTAGGAACTTCTAAAAAATGTTCTGACCACTTACGAACGTCGTCTGTTATTTCTTTTTTAGAATACACCTTTAAAATCAAAGCCTCTTACGGCTGCTCCCGCTCTTCTTTCTTTTGAGATAAGACCTCCACTAGCTGCAAATGTTTTTACATTTTTAGGTTTGCCGCCTGGATTACCTGCAGCTCTTTTTCTGCTGACAGCACTCGCCTTTTGCCCACTTGTCATCCGTGTGGCTTTTGCAAGGGGTACGCACTTCGGATATTTTCTCTTGCTTCCCTTGCTGCTTTTTCTGCCACAAGGTTGATATTTTCCGTCTTTCTTCGGGGCTCCAATGTCCACCCACTTCTCTTTCACCCATGCTCTTAATCCTTTCTTTCCCATTAAGTATATTTAGTTACTTTTCTTTTTTTCTCTGCAACAGCACCACATCCTCTTGCAATACCACCACCATTAAGATGAGAAACTTTTTTTCTTTTTTGTGAAAGCTTGTTAGATGCAATCGCCCCTCCATTAGCTTTTGATTTTACTTTTCCTGAACAAACTGCAGAAGCGTACATGTTTGCATAAGCTGATGGATAAACGTCGTATTTTCTTTTTGCTGCTGCTTTTCCTTTAGCACATAATTTACCCATGACCTTGACCTCTATATTTTACGTGTTGACGTCTTTTGTTTTTATTCTTCGGCCTACTGCGTGAAGAATTCCCTATGCTAGTCCTTTTTTTGACTGGTGTAAAGTATTGATTATTGGGTAATTTAGCCGCCATTACTTACGCTCTATAATTTTCTTTATTTTAAGCACACCTTCTGAGTCAGGCTCTAGCTCTGCCACTACCTGGCCACATTCATATCGAATAACATTTGTTCTGTTATCTGCCAAGTTGCGCTCACTTTCTCTCTTAGCTTTAAGGCAATGTGATAAACCATCAGTTTTCATAAACCCATCCATAGACCCGTTTACTATCATCATCATTGCGAATACTGTCTCAACCACCATTTTGTCTTACCTTATCTTTTACCTGTTCAACATCTCTTTGTAGTTTTTCAACCTGTGTTTTTAAAAAGTCTATATTTATATTATTTGATTCAATAGATTGTATTTCTTTTTCCATGACCTCGTTCTGACCTGCTAGGAACTCCACCAACATGAATAATTCCTGATTTACAGGTACCTGCTCAGCTTTTTTTAACAAATCGGCTTCCATCAATTGTCTTGCAGTCTCAAGTTGGGTCAGCCTTTGTGTCAAATCGCTGTAGGCGAAGATCCCAATCCCTATGGCCATGATTAGGCCAATTAGGTTTCTCATAGGCATGCTTATCGCTGTGCTATCCGATATTTTCATTGTTTCATTTGGTTAAGAGGGTTTTCAAGAGTTAGCTTTATTTGCTTATCAATGCTCTCTTGTAGTTCTTTCATTGCGTCTTCTAATTCTTTTTCTAGTTTATTCATATCTGCTTCAATACCGTCAACAGTAGATTTTAATTCTCTTTCATTATCTCTTGAGTCTTCTTTGACTCTTGTTTCTACATCTTCAACAATAGTCTCAATACGTCTTACATCTGCTTTTAAATCATTCTTTAATTCTTTTGCTACATCGGCAACAAGGGCAACTTCTTCTAAAATCATACTCATTTCAGATTGCATCATTTCTACTTCTTGTTGTACTAAATCTATACGTTTATCAAAACCTGAAAGGTCAGGTGCAACATATGCGGATATAGTATCTTTCATATTAAGATAGTCTTTGTAAAATTCAAACACGCCCCACGCACCACCCATTAATGTACCGAGTGCTGTTAAGATAATAAATATCTTTCCGCCTTTAAATTTAAGTCCTGCAAATTCTACTTCTGCCATTGTTGCATCACCATTTCGTTCATTAGCCCATCACTTCCTGCAAACAAGAAATACTGTGCTATGTTGTTCGTTGTAAGTTCAGCATCAGGAATAAATTGATCTGTAAAAAATCCATCAATATCATTCAGTTGTTGCTGTGAGTCAAAAAATGATTTCGAGTTTCCTAATACTTGCATCACAATTAATGTTTTTAACTGATTTGCAGAGTCATATCTACCCTTATCACCCATCTTTTTTAATATTTTTTTAGCTGCAACTTCTTTTTTATTCTCTTCCTTTTTTACCTCGTCTTGATCCTTATCCTCTGTTTCTTCCATATCTTCTTCGCTATCTTCATCTTTAGCAACCTCTGA